TTATTGTTTGCCTTTTTGAACTTCACCTTCCACTTCGTAATCAACATCTCTTAACCTCACCTCAAGCTCTAAGCCCGTCGTGTAGCCGCTATTGGTTAGCGAGTGGGTAACCTTTGTTATTGTCCAGTCCTGCTCGTCTATGACGCGCTTAAAACCCGATACACGCGCCGGGGTTTCCGGGTAGATATCAGCACGCCCCAGCGCCAGCGAAACAGAAAACTCCGCAACACCTCTTTGCAGCTTGTCCCATTTCGCCTGGGCGGCGCGCATAGCCTGCGCTTTTGTCGCATAGACCGTTGTCAGAGCAAAAACATTATCCTCCGTGCCGGTCATGTATTCCCCTTCGCGGGCTTCTTGCTCCCTGACCTTCTTTGCCTTACTCACCGGCGTCGCTTTCGGGTGCTCCAGCGCGCGTAAATGCCGCTCTTTGGGTTTTCGCTTTACCTTCACCTGCTGCTTTTGCTTCTCCGGCTTCGGGTCTTTGGTGTGCAACCATTTAGCCGTCACGCCGGTATATGCACCCCGGTCAGCAATGGCAAAACTGTGACGGTCGCCAGAGCTGCGCTCGAGGATGATTGCCGGGACCGGTTTGCCGCTGGCTGTCACACCCTTTCCGGCCTTAAGCATCATCAGACGACCGGCCTTCACCGATACCTCGGCACCGTTCCGCTCAGCAAGGCGGGTAAGGAATCTGGCGTCGGATTCCTGCGCCTGGTCGATGTGCGGAATGTTAATCCCTTTCAGCACGTCGGCGACCGCTGGCTCCAGCTTGTTACGCCCGGCAATGGTCGCCACAATTTCCCCCAGGGTTGTATCGTGATAAGAGGCTTCCCGGCGCGAGTTCAGCGTCCCGCGAAAATCTGCACTCCGTGCCCGGATAGTGACTTCATCCGGCGCCCCCCGGTGCTCAATTTCATCGACCGTAAACTGCCCCTTACCGATAAGCGGCTGGCCCTTCCATCCGAGGAATAATGTCAGCACAGCACCACGCAGCGGGAGCTCAATCAGGCCGTCGCTGTCGTCGAGCTCAATGTCGAGCTGGTCGGCCTCAAATCCGCGGTTGTCGGTCATGCTCAGACTGATAAGCCGGTCGCTGATGTTCTGCGTAATGTCTTTGTTTTCCAGCCTGAGCAAAAACGCCGGTGTCGCGGTGGCCCCTGCGTCAGATAGCATTGTATCCAGCATCAGAATAATCCCCCTGCAGTGTTACCCGGCTTTGAAGCCACATCCCCGGCCATATCGCGCGCTTTACCGACCAGGCTCTCGGCCTGCTTGCCAATATCCCCGAACATATTCGCGAGCGATTCATTCACCCGCGTAAGCTCAAGCGTAAAATCTATTTTTCTGGCCGTGCCGTCGCTGAAAAACTCCGCATTAGTCTGACGCACCGAGTTAACGACAAACATCCCGTAAATCGTGCCGGTCCCCTCAATCAGTGACCAGGCTTTCCCCTCATCAGCCATGAGCTTTAATGCCTGTAGCGAGACTCTGCCGCCGGTAATTTCCGGGTAAAGCGTTCCACTCAGCGTGATTTTTTCCTCCTCCACGCCGAGGAACTGAAACGCCGGGCGCTCACCTACGCGGCTGTTTGACGGCCATCGCCAGCTAATATCATACTGCATCGACTGATACGGCAGTGTCTGACGCATAAAAACAAAAAGGCCAAGTGCGAGCATCATCGTTAATTCCTCCTGTCAGTCGTGTTGCATACTGGATCGCTGGCGAGCGCGTTTTTCACGGTCGATTCTTTCCACCGCTTCGCGCATCTGTCGGTCGAGGTCACGCTCCGGCATACCCCCACCCTGCAGGTGAATGTTGTACTCGCTCCGGCTGTTGTCGATATACGAGCGACCGCCCGGCGCGCTGATGGGCTGATAAGCCTGATTCCCGCCAGCGGTTGCCGGAATGTATGCACCACCGGTGGCAAGCGAATAACTCCCGCTGCCGCCAGGTGCATTTGCCCCGCCGGTGGCAAGTTCACCCGCCGTTTTATTGATTTCGCCCGATTCCTTGTTGATGACGCCGAGCTTTTCCAGCACCCAATCAATGCCGCTGCGCAATTTATTAAAGGCGTTAAGCGGTAACATCAGGGCATCAGCCAGTGCCTGACCAAACATCACCCCGGCACGTTTGCAGAAATCGAGCGTTTCCTGAGTGGATTTCACCGGCGCAATCAGGTCTTTGAACCACTGCCAGATACCCTTTAATTTCTCTCCCAGCCAGTCAAACACCGGCACAAGGGGAGCGAACATTTCCCCCACTGGCGCAAAGGCCGCTTTTAGCCCCTCAACCACCCCGGCGAAAACGGCGCTGATGGGCTCCCAGAATTTGCGGATAAGCAGCGCCCCGGCGACGATGGCCGCCACCACTGCGACAATCGGCCAGGTGATCGCCCCGATGGCGGTGACTATTGCCCCTCCTGCCACGCTGAAAATTGTCCCGAGCAAACCGGCAGCCGCAATGATCGCATTGATACCGGTGACAACCGGCCAGGCAACCAGACCGATAGCCCCGATGGTGCCAATCAGTGCCAGCGCGCCACCGGCAATCAGCCCGAGGGTTTGTGCGAGCTTTTTATTGTCCGTTATCCATTTATCGAGCCTTAACACATAGCCCGTGGCCGCCTGGGTCAGACTGCGCAAAGAGTCATTCTGTTGGTCAAAAAGGTCTGTGCCGACCGCCTCATAAGCAGACTGAAACTCTTTAAAGTCGCCCCCGAGGTTATCCTGCATGACCTTGACCAGCTCCCCGGTTTTGCCGTCCGAACCTTTTAGAGCGGCGGTCAGTTGGTCAAGCTTGCCGCTGGCTGCGGCGGCCAGTAAGACGTTTGATGATTTAAGCGCTTCCTCGCCGAATATTGTTTTTAGGTACTCGCCTTGCTGCGCGTTTCCTAATTTGTTTTTGTTGAAGCTGGCCTGAATTTCTTTGAGGATCGTAAAAATCGGACGCATGTTGCCTTTGCTGTCTGATGTTTTTACTCCCAGCTCTTTAAGCGCAGTCCATGCCTTGCCTGTTGGTGCCTGCAGTCTGGTAACTACGGCACTACTCCCCGTACCGGCCATCGAGCCTTTGACGTTGTTATCGTGCAGAACCCCCGCCATTGCGGCCGCCTGCTCAAGGCTTACTCCCGCCGTTCTTGCTACCGGGCCCAGGTATGTCAGGGCATCACTGAGACCCTGAAAATCTGCCGCCGACTTGTTCATTGTCGCCGACAGAATGTCGCCAATATGGCTTACATCCCCGTTTGAAAGCTGGAAAGCCGCCTTTGTACCTAACAGCAGTTGCGCGTTTTCTTCCATCGAGCGACGGTTAGCCAGCGCCATATTAAGCGTAACCGGCGTTGCAGCCTGGATGGCGGCAGCATCACCACCCGCTTTAGCGATAACAATTTGGGCTCCAGCCGCATCGTCGGCAGAGGCGGCGGTGTTGTCCCCGAGCTGGCGCGCCTGTTTGCGTAGCGCCTGCATTTCCGGGGATTGTTTATCCACCCCGAGTACGGCCTGCAGCTCAGAGTTTTTCTGTGCAAAGTCATAGCCTGGCATCAGCAGCTTCACACCGGCCATCGTTCCCGCCGTGGCGATACCGACCCCGGCAGCACCCACGGCGGCCGCACTTCCAGCGAGCTCCTTGCCGGATTGATAGCGCTGTTTCACGGCGTTGAGTCTGGCCTGCTGCGCGCTGACCCACGCCAGTGCTTCACGCTGGCGGTTAAGCTGCGTGGTTGTCTCGCTGAGGGAGTTTTTCAGGCGGCGCTCATCGCTCGCGAGGGTGCGGGTATTTATACCGGCCTGCGCGAGCTCCTGCCGCTGGCGCTGGACGGATTGCCGGAGGCCGTTGTATTTAAGCTTGAGGTCTGCTGCATTCTTTTGTGCGATCTCCATCGCACGTGCCTGCGCTCGTGTGGGTTGTTCGGTATTGTTAAACTGGACAGCCAGCGCAGTGGCTTCCTGTTTTGCCTGCTTCAAAGCCTGACCGGTGACCGCAAGCTGCTTGCTGGCCTTACGGAACCCCTCAATTTTTGAGGCCTGCCCGTTCAGCTCACGTAAGGATTTTTGTGAATCCCGGATATCACCAGACAGCGATTTGCTTGCTGTCTGGATGGATTTAAACGGGCGGGTCGCCAGGTCAACAGCCTTGAGTAACACCTGTAACTTAACGTTATTACTCATTCGTGTTTCCGCTTCGCTGGAGCGCTTTATCGCGCCACAAAAGGAGCTCGGTCACGCTCATCGGATAAAGCTCGGATGGCGGCCAGTGAAAAATCACCGCGATATCCGCGATAAGATCGTCGACCGAGAAATTTTCAGGGAATGTTAAGCCACCGCATTCGGTGCCAAAAAACCAACCACCTTACCGGCCAGTGCCAGAATATCCGGCAGCTCAAGCGCCGCGACTTCCTGCTCGGTAAGATTTGGGTAAGTCATGCGCGGCAACACTTTAATCAGGGCATTCACATCAGAGTTTGCCACGTCAGCCAGCGATACGCCGCGCAGCATCCCGGTATTGGGTTTAATCAGGGTGATGGACTCGATTACCTGCTCACCGCGTTTAATCGGATTTTCCAGGGTGACAATGCTGTCGGTGTTTTTTACTTCGGCGGCGGCTTTTACTTTGCTCATGGTCTTTGCTCTCTGTCGTCAAAATTTGGGTAATAACCGGCGAGGGTTACCCACCGGTGTTGGGGTTAAATCAGGCCGATATTACGGCGGTGTTGTTCCAGTCTGTCGACGCCGTTTACTTTTTCAGTACCGTTCAGCACGTCGATTTCAACGAGCGCTTTCCCGTTGATGGTGAGTTTGTAATAGGTGCAGATAACCGACAGCTTGCTCTCGGTTTTCTCACCCTGTTTGTTTTCGCCGGTGTCGATTTCCTTCATTTTGAAACGGGTCACCACCTCAACCGGCACGGTTTCGCCGGTGTCGTCGCGCTGATATGAGCCTGCATAGCGCAGCAGCTCACCGCTACCCACGGCCCCATACAGCGACCAGAGCGCCTCATCCGGGAAGCCGCCGAGGCCCAGCTCCATTGAAAGCGCGTCATCGTCCAGACCAAAATCTATCGGGGCTGCGCCGTTCATCCCGCCGCCGCGATACATCTCCAGTTTGCGGGTCAGTTTCGGCAGCGTCAGTGAGCTCATAACGCCGAGATAGCTAAAGCCATTGATGAATACATTCATCAATTTCAGGGTGCGTGGCATTGCCATTTATTCAGGCTCCTTAACTGTTGACCGCTGAGACCAGGTTCGCGAGGTACTTGTCGGTAATACGCTGGCGCAGGGTTAGGTTTTCGAGAGGCGGTACCGGCGTATAGTCATAATCCAGAATGAGTTTTCCGGCCTTCAGGCTCTCTTTGTCATTGGCGCTTTCGTCAAACCAGCAGCTAGCGCCGACGATATAACCGGCGGTCGCCATCTCGCGGAATCTGGCGTTGATACCCTCGATAATGTCCCTGATTAAGACCGGCGTGACCGGTTTATCAACCGCCCACATATGCCCCCCGGCCATCGTGTCGGCGATAACCTGCGCGGTGCGGGTGTAGTTTTCGAAAAGGAATAGAGGGTCGTCAGAGCAGCAGCGGTTACCCCAGAACCGGAAACCGTCCTTGCGGATCAGTGTGGTTACCCCGGCAGCGTTCAGCAGGTCAGCGTCGGTGCCGGACTCCTGCAAATCCCAGAATACGGATGCACTGATGCCGGTCACCCCCTGGACGCCAACGTTTGACAGGGTTTTATGCCAGCCGACGGTCTGGTCGATGTAAGCACGCAGCCCCATTGCGCGGGCGGTGGCGTAAGCCGTGACGCTGGTACCGGTGACAGCATCCCAGGCGATAAAGTCAGGCCAGATAAGCATTAATTCACGCTGGTTGAAGTTCTCGCGGTACTTAATGGCATCAGACACTGTTTTGCATCCCCGGGCGCTGATGTAGCCGAATGCGCGGAGCTTCCTGCAAATTGCCCCGAGTTCTAAAGCCACCTCTTTTGTATCGAGCCCCGGCACGCCGAGAATGCGCGGTTTAACGCCGGTCACAGCCTCAGCGGTCAGCAGCGCTTTCAGCCCGGTGTAGTTGCCGTTCTCATCTGTGGAGCCAATGATGTTCGAGATTGTTTCGGCCTGTGCCGCCTCTTCATCGTCGCCCGTTCCCTCGGCAACGCGCACAACAACGGTAACCGGGCTGGCCTGGTCGGCGATAGCCTGCAGGGAAGCGGCCAGGGTACCTTTTTTACCGGCTCTGGCAATGGCGTCCTGCACCCGGGTAATCAGCACCGGCTCATTGAGCGGGAAGGTTTTTTCGTCTGCATCACTGGCGGTGCAGACCATGCCAGTGATGGCCGTTGAAACGGTGGAAATAACGCGCGTGCCGTCATTAACTTCGACGACCTGGACGCCGTGGTGAGAGTCACTCATCCGGTTTACTCCGTGGTGTTTGGGTGAGTGATATTTTCTGCCGTGGGGCAGCAGGGCGCGAGCGGTCGGGGTTTTGCTGTCGGTGGCACAACCGGGAAAAGAAAAACGCCCCCGGCCGGGAGCGCTTTTATCAGGCAGGAAGTTCCGGCCAGGTAATATCTGGCGCGGCACTCACATCAAGGCGATTCAGTATGACGCGATAAGTTTTCCAGGCCTTGAGCTTCTGTAACTCTTCGTCAGTGGCAATCTCAATATCGGCCGCATCCTGCAGCGGTGCTATAGCGTCGGTCGCCTCACTGAGAAGTCCTGATTTGGTTTTCTGCGCCTGCCCTTTTAACTCATCCGCACTCAGTTTGCGGGGAACAACTTTTTTACCGTCAAATGCCCACTCACCGCGCCTGATGCTGAAGCCCTCCGGCAATTTCCCCTCGATTTCCGTAACGCTCATCCCCTCAGGGGAAAACAACGATATGGCATAAATGTCGCCGCGTTCCGGCACAGGCTTATCAATGACGGAGCGAATAATATTCTCGCTGTCGTACATGATTTTTATCGTGTTATCCGCAAAAAGCGACTGGCACTCATACCAGTCCTGTCCGTCTTCTGACTCGAAAAAACGTATACCGGCAGCGGCATCGCCGTACTTTTCAATATCACGCTCTGTTGGCTGTTTAACCCTGAAATTTTTAATATTTTGCATGTTTACCCCTGGGCATTAACCCACCCACCACGCGTCCAGAACTGAACGGGTTTGTAGCGAACATAAGACTGATTGTCGTTAAAGTCGCCGCCTGTTAATACATACCCCGCTGGCGCGTCACCGCCCGCTGCGGGCCACCAGGTGGAAATCACCGCGCCCAGCTGCACGCTGGAAACAAAGTTCTGCGACGTCCAGCTCTGCACTTCATCTATACGCTGATTCACCCATTGCCATGTCGAGCGGGTGTTAATATTGTCATCCCGCGCGGCAAGCTGACCATTTGCCCAGTCCCATGTGGCACGGGTATTGATGTTGTTATCCCGCGCGGTAAACTGATTAGCGAGCCATGTGCTCAGCCAGCCGCCCCAGATTTCGCCATTGATATTACCGCCCGGCTCGAAAATTGCCCCGCCTGCATACACGCTGGCACCTGCATGAATGGAGCCGTTCGCGGTAAAGGAGTTATCATTGGGGTTAAACATCCAGATATGGTCGCGTCCCTGGTCATCGAGAATATGAATACAGCCGGAAGGAAAATCATTTTTTCCGGAGACCAGCACCCCGTAGCTGATGGCGGCCTGATATCCGGTACCCGACGTCTGCACGGTCGCTTTGGTCATAGGCAGATACACGTTCCCGTTGGCGCTGTAACCGGCAGAATAAAACAGGGCACGCCGGTCAGCCAGCTGGCTCTGAAAGGCACCGCCCCCGGGCCACGCACCCTCTTTTGTTGAATAGTGATCCGCATTATCGAGCCAGGCCACCTCGCCGCCCGCAGTGGGTACGGCCGCGACATCAGCGGCAGCCAGTGAAATATCACCGTCCAGTTTCTTGTTATTTACCGTGCGTGTGACCGGCACAAATTCCTTAACGTCATGCGTCGCAATATCCCCCAGTGCGAGGTTTTTACGCGCCCTGGCTTTATCCGGCACATCGGCCAGATTGCTTGTTTTGAGCAGGCGTGTTCCGGCATTCTCATTCGCAGCAGTTCCCACGGCCACAGCGGCTTTAACGGCCTTCGGCGTGGCGGCCAGCGTCTCGCTGTCGCTGTCAGTGGCGCTACTCAGTTGCACAAATCCCTTCGCCTGTAGCGTACCGTCAGGGTGATTGCGTGATTTGGCGTGTTTATCGAGCGCATTATCAACGTACTCTTTGGTTGCCATCACTGTGGAGCTGTCGACCTGTAGCTCGACCGCGGCGATATTGCTGACCGCAATCACCATACGCACCGTCTGGACGCGTCCGGAACCCTCAGCAAGCAGCGGCTTGTAACTCTCGGCCATACTGGCGACCGCGATGAGCACACCCTCGCTGTCATAAAGACCGAGCTCCCGCGTCCAGAACCCGCCCACCTCCGGCGGGATAATCAGCTCGGCCACCACGCAGTTGGCATATTGGGGGTGCGGCGTAATGCTGTTAATAAGTGCCCGCCACACTTCGTGTACCAGGGCGGTTTGCTCCGGCTTCGGTTCGGGAAGCGTGCCGTCACCGTCACCTACCGCCATCGTGGTAAAGATAACCTTCTTCCCGTCAGGGGGCAGACCCGCGGCCAGCTTTTCCACCCCGGCATCGGTGAGGATAGTTTTAAATTTCTGACTCATATCATTAGCTCCATTTTGGGGTAAATCGTCACAATCTCACCGTCGTAATACGTGCCGCTGACGTACAAATCACCCGGAATTTCCTGCATGATATTGAGGCCAGTCAGGTGACGGCTTGCGGCTCTGGCATCGGCGATGAGCCGCTCCATTTCCTGATACATTTCCTCCGTGATGCCGCTTTCCAGCACGCCAATATCTAGGCGAAAGGTGCCGGGCATGTCATCGGTTTCCCACCACTCAGTAACCTTAAGCATGTAGCCAAGCGGCTCGACCACACGCCGGATAGCGCCAATAGTCCCTTTACGCCGGTGGATGAAATACGCGGTACGCACCACGTTTCGCTTTGTTGCCACGGTCCAGCTCTCATCCCACCGGTCAACGGAAAACGCCCACGCCAGATACGGGAGCAGGCTCATCGGGCAGGTGTCTGGGTTCCAGAGCGTACGCAGCTGAATCGGGATCCTCGCGATATCAGCCAGGGCGCGGGCGGCGGCGACCTCCAGCGGCGACGAGCCCACCGGCAGCAGGCGGCTGTCACTCATCAGAGCCCCCGTCTTTCAGCGCGTACGCGGTGCAAAAAGAGGCCTGATGCCTGGCGAGCACGATATCGGCCTGAGGGGAGGTGAGCTCGACACGCTGCACCCCTTCAACATGCAGCGCGCCATAAATGGCCGACAGTCGGATATCCCGCCCGAGGCGATGCTGTGCCGTGATATAACGCTGAATTTGCTTCTCAGCGGCGGCTTTAATCGGGGCTGCTTCGGGGCCAGGGAAAAAATACAGTGTGGCGTCAATCTGGTAGGGAACAATCTCAGCAGCCTGCACGGTGACCCGGTCAGCCACCGGGCGCACGTCCTCGTCATTAAGCGCGCGGGTCACAGCGGCAATCAGGTCAGCACCTGCCGTGCCATTGCCCTCGCGTGACAGCACGGTCACGGTCACACACGCCGGGGACGGACTTTCGACCGCGATATCGGCAACCCGTCCGTCGGCGCTCAGGCCGTGATATTCATACGCCCCGACCGGCCCCGCCACGCTCATTCCTTCAAACGCCCGCTGCGCGCGTAGCCGCAAGTCACTGTCAGACTCCATCACGGCAGGCGTCGGCGGGATGGTCGTATCGTCTGCCGGTCTCAGTACCAGACGGAACGTATTGTTGTTTGCGGCCATCACATCGAGGTCATTGCCTCTGGCATACGCCAGCATGACCGCACGGGCGGCCTCATTAACGCGCTGACGCAGGATCACCTCGCGGTAAGCGTTCTCCTGCAGCAGCTTAACGATGGGCTCCGATTCCAGTTCAAGCGTGCGCGCGATAGCGTCCTGCTGGTCTTCCGGGTACAGCGAAATTAGCGTCGCTTTGCGTTCGGCCAGGATGGTTTCAAAATCGAGCGCCTCAACGATTTCAGGCGCGGGAAGCTGGCTCAGATCAATAGTTGGCATCGGTTCATCTCAGAGGAATGGACAGGGAAAGGCTTGCGCCCGTGTCGGTAAATTCGCCGGTGATATCGACGACCATTTCGCCGTTAAACCGGGTCTCAAACGTGATGCCGGTCAGCCTGACGCGCGGCTCCCATTTCAGGACAGCCATGTAGCAGGCGGCGCTAATTTGCAGGCGCAGCGCGGCGTTTTGTGGCTGGTCAGTCAGGGCAGACAACAGAGAGCCATACTGGCGCCGCATCACGCGCGAGCCGACAGGGGTGACAAGAATGTCCCTGATGCTTTGCCGGATGTGCTCTGCGTCGCTGATGCTCAGGCCGGTCGCCTGATCCATGCCGGGATACCGGGCGGTCATTGGATGTCCTCCGTCCAGTCGCTGCCGCGCTGGACGCCACCGTGAGCGTGTTTATCAACCTGCACGCCGTTGGAGGTGAACGTGCCGCCGGAATGCGCGATATTGCCGCCCATCTTCCCGCCTTTCTGCACGTCCAGCGTGGCGCACGTTAGCTTATTAGTGCAGACCACCTCCGGCGTATCGAGCGTGACGCGGGTGTCGGCTTTTACTGTCACCACCGGCACCGAAGCGGTGAGAGATTCAGACGCCGTGATATCAGCGGTTTTAATCCCGCTCACAGTCAGGGCGCTCGTTTCGGGTTCGTACTCAATCACCGCGCCGTCCGGGAACGTAATATGCAGCGCATCGGCGGAGGCTGAGGGGGCGGGATTGTCGTCGGAATAAATGCCCGGCAGAACAAACGCCGTATCGAGCTCACCGCCCACGGCCAGGATAATCACCTGTTCGCCGATAGAAGGAGCCCACCATGTACGGGAACGCCCTGCGCGTTGCGCCAGCCATTGCAGCCAGTCGGTCATATTGCCGCCGGTCTGGACGCGACAGCGCCCCGTTTCCGTGTTGACTTCAACAACGACACCGGTGCGGATGAGATTGCGCAGCGTGCGCGCCAGTTCCTGGATATTTGCGAGAGTATTCATAGGGGAAAGGATGCCGCCGGGGCTGTCCGGCGGCAATCGGGCGGGGTTTTGTCAGCGCTGGTACAACGGTTATTCAGAAAGGTGACGGATTATCTCCTCCTCAACGAGCTGGCTATCATCCGCACTGAAGCCGAGGAGCGGGCGCGCCGGATACTGGATTTCACGCGCTGCCGGGTTGGGCTTATCCTTTAACCCCTCCTGATGCACGCGCGCCATACGTTGAACTCTGCCAACAAACTCCACGACCGCGGCCTCATTGTTGCCGGTGGCTTTCATAAAGCGATTCGTGCGCAGCTTCGCAAACATTTCCCGTTTAATGCGGCCTTTCTTGCTTCTCACCGGCTGACGCTTTCGGGCAGCGTAAGGCCTGCCGTCGGGGTCTTTCTGCGTCTTTATCCGCTGCTGTTGCCGGGTGCGTAGCTTTTTAGCGATTTCCCCGGCCATCTTGCGGCGGCCAGCCGGTGACAGGTTCGCAATCAGCGCCGCGAGCTTGTCGTCAAAAGGTTTGAGCTCACTCATTCCATTCACTCACCAGGTCACCGTGAACCCAGAGTTGCACCGGCCGGGTGACCGGATCGGGGCGCAACGGTTCCGGCGCATAACTGACGTGCAGCGCGCCGTCACTGTCTTCTTTGACTATCGTGCGTTCACTCAGGCGCAGACTGATACTGATATCAATGCTGCTGTCGTTATTGATATCCGCATACCAGGTAAAGCCACGCTTTTGCCCTTCTGCCGTGGTCATAATATCCGGCTCATTCACGCGTACCCACGCAAGGATCGGCACCAGGAGGAAATCAATATCACTGGTGTAGTCCGTCACAATCACGTTAAGCGTGTACCGCTTCACGAATGACAGTGACGCGGCAAGTGTGGATTCAATGACACCCTCATCGGCAAAAATGCGCATCATGGCGGGGTTATTCGCCACCCCCGGCACCGCCTCAGTGAGGGCTTTTTTCAGACTGGCTTGCTTGTGCATCAAGATTATCCTGACAGTTTTTCACCGTTTCGACCTGGGCGGCGCAGCTCACCCAGGCGCTTTCGAGCTGGCGATTATCCGCGAGCAAATCGCCGTTAATGTGGAGCTGACTGGCCGGGAGTCTGCACAGCGCCACTTTCGGACAGCCATTGTAAATAATCGGCGGTGGTGTCAAAGGCGGGGCGCTCGTGCAGCCGGATAACATCATCAGGTAAAGCAGTGTCATACCATTCGCGAAGGGCTTTATTTTCATTGAGTAGCCTCGTAATTGTGTTACTTCGACGTCCGGCCAGCGCCTCAGCCGCCGCCAGTTTGTCCCTCAAATCCACCTGCGCACGCTCATTACCGTCGGCTATTCCGGCGGCAACCCTGAGCTGATTTTTCAGCATGGTGATTTGTGTTTTTTGTTCACCGGCGATGCGGTTTGCTTTCTCAAATGAACGGGCGATCGTGCTGTTTTCATGGCGCATCCACCACAGCCCGAGCCCGGCCAGAACAAGAAGGATAATCAGCGTTCTCATGCCACCACCCCGCCAGCCTGGCGATACACAGCAACCAGTGATTCGGGGCTGTGCTCGCGCTGGCCATAACCGGCACCCGGTAGCGACGCCCAGATAGTGCGGCAGCGGGAAATCGCGCGCTCAATACGTCCCTGCCGGATATCCTCCAGCGCACTGCGCTCCCGGATAAGCTGAATGGCGAGCTTGTCCTGCGACAGCGGGCTAAAGTCGGGCAACCCGAGCTGTTTTTGATAGTGCGGCCAGAATAAATAAAGCTGCTGGTAACGCCCGGATGCCGTGGATTTTTCCCCGCGACGATTAAATATTTTTGCTGGCTTACCGCTGGCGAACGGATGATCGCGATAGTCGTTAAAAATCTCCGGCTTACCATCCATCCCGGTGACAATCACGTCATAGCCGCGATTTTTCGTCAGTGGGTGGGTGGCGGTTCCCTCTGAGTACGCCAGCATATCGAGGAATGCGGCAATGTTTGGGTGTGCATTAATGACAGGCATCCTTCTCCCCCTTCTGAGATTTGAAACGGCGCTGAATAGCGATTTCAATCACCTGATAACCGGCAATGCCAAGCATTGAGCCCACGCCACAGACTGCCGGAAGCGACATGTCCGGGAACTGAACCAGCCCCACCCCGGCCACCATCGAGACAAAACCGCCCAGCAACATGCGCCCGATAAACAGGCGCGGGGTAATAGGTTCACCACCGGCCAGCACCTTGCCAACAACAATCATCATTCCGATCACAAACAGTGACAGGACACTTTTCTCACCCTCAGTCATGCTCTAATCCCACAGGTTGATAGTTTCAGTTACAGGTGCGGCCTCAACATCCGGCAGCTCAATCCCGGTGCCGTGGGGTAATACCACGCCGAGTTCAGCCAGCCCCGGATTAGCAACCAGCACCGCCTCAAAAACGCCCTCAGTGCGCCCGTAGTACCGGGCGCAAAGTGCATCGAGGGTGTCGCCCTGCTGCGCAATCACTCTCATCAGATTTGCCCGATGATGCAGCGTGACTTACCCTGGACGCGGGAAACCGCCCAGCGCATATCGCGCCACATCTCATCGATTGTGCTCTCGATGCTGTCGGCTTTTTTATCGCCTTTGGCGCTCGCATCCACGCCGCGATAACTCTCGTAAAGCTTCGCGGTCGTCATGGCACAAACGGCCTGCTTATAGTAAAAACAGCGCACGCTCTCACCGTCGATTTTGTCGGCAGGAACGTCGGCCAGCGTCGGGAAACCGAGTAAAATTTGTTCCTCGCGGTACGCCTGTAATTCGGCGTTGGTTTCTGCCATGCCGTCGATAATCGCGGAGCGTAAGCGCACTGCTGTCACGGTATTCTCGAGTCGTAACAGCTCACGGATCCGCACGGGCTCAACATCCGGGAAAAACGCCGTGTTGGTGATAACGGCCTCCGGCACCGGTCGGGCGGGGATAACCACACCAGGCCCGACCGGCACCGCTTCCGGCTTACTGATAATCACTGTCATGACAACCTCTGTATCAGGTGGGCGGTGGACGCCGGTCACCGATTCGGTGAAACACCGACTTTGACCAGCGTGCCGCCCGGCGCGGGGCGCTTTCGGTTATGCGGTGATTTTCTTCGGGCGACCTCGTCCTCGTTTCACCGCTGAATCTTGTTGTTTTGCCGTGTTCTTTCTCGCCGGAGCCTTAGCCGCTGGCGGTTTTTTCGGGGTTGCCGGTTTGGGGGCGAGTTCTCGCGTCAGGCGCTCAATGTCCTTGCGTACCCCGGCGTTGCTGTCGAGCTGCACCGCACGGTTCAGGTGTGCCAGCGCGGCGGCAGGGTTACCGGCATCACGCAGCGTCAGGCCTGTGACCTTGTGCAACCGGGCCCTCACCTCGTCGGGCATATCGGCATCGTGAACCAGCTCAAGCACGTCAGGCAGCAGCGAGACGTCAACCGGCTGACCGCCGTCACGGGCACGCAGCGCAGAGAGGGCAAACTCTTCGGCCAGCATGTAAGGGGCGGTGCGTGCATGGCCATCAGGGGGCGCCAGCCTGTATCGCAGCGCATAACGGGCAATTTCCAGCGCGGCAGCCAGTTGACCCGCATCAAGCCGCCAGAGCATGACGGTCATAAGAATGTCGTCCTGCGCGCCAGTGCCGTTCTCAAGCACGCCGGTTACCCAGGGGTGATAAAACGGCAGCAGCTCCGCTTTTTTCTTCGCTTTCGCCTCTCTGGAACGAATGTTTTTTAATGTCCGACGGTCTGCGGCCAGCCTGACGAGCATTTGCTCGTAGGGAGTGGCATGGCGCAGCGGTGCATTGACCCGCTGCGCAGCCTGGCTGGCCGAGACCCGCATCACGTGACGTTGTGCGGGGCTAAGCATGGCTCAGGCGTCCTTCTTGTCGGTGCTGTTTTCATCGACCGGCGCTGACTGCGGTGCCGGGGCGGTCAGCTGCTGGAATGCTTTCACCATTTCAGCCGCGAATACGCTCGCGCTGGTCTGCTCAACAGTCGTCGGCTCTTCCGGCTCAAGGATCTCAATGTTTTCAATCAGGCAACCGGCGGCGTAGTCCTCGATAACAAAATCGACTTTCACCTGCTCGTAATTTTCCACCTGGTCGAGTTTCGGGTTTTCCACGATATGGCGGCGGTGACCGTCCTCGTAGAGATAGATGGAAATGTTATCCAGCGGGGTGATAAATACTGCATTAGCCGGGAAGAACGGCGCGCGCACCGCCTGGAGCTGGCCGATCGTTTTCTGGCTGATAATCAGCTCCCCGGCCAGCGCTTCGCTGTTCGGCTGGAATTTGTTAATCATCGGGAAATACTTGTCGGTCAGAATGCGGCGGCCACAGATGACAACCAGCTCCGGGTTTTCACGGTGGACTTCATCAATCAGGGTTTCGTGACCGTCCATCACCATCGAGTCCAGGTTGGCGTAATGACCGCCTTTACCCACCTTAATCGTGTCGGAAATCACTGTGCCGTCAGCGTCAGTCACGTTATGCATTACGCGCTCCGGCGCGTCGTTACGGTACTTCTGCAGCCAGCCGACAGCCACATCCTGCAGCAGCGGGTTTTGCTTGCGGTCAGAGGTCGCCGCGCGGGTCACGCCGTTAAAGCCGATGGTGATGTAGTCCAGCGCCTGGCGCTTAACGATGGCGTTACGAATACGGACCTGGAAATCCTGATAACGCGCCCAGAGGTCGAGCTTGTTGTATTTCAGGTTGTAGTCAAAGTTCACCGGTTTACAGAAGTAGCGGTAGGCGTCGAGCTTAGAAAAATCCGCGGTCTTACGTTCGACGCCGTTGTCGGTGTCTGCCGTACTGGCAATGGAGCCGTTGACATCAATGCCCACTTTTTCCTCGGTCAGCTCACGCACCACAACCATGTTAATCAGTTGCAGAAATGACGAGGATTGCTGCACCTTATCGAAAAGGGTTTGCGTCACCGACGGCTCGACGGTGAATTTATTGCCCAGGTCGGCAACCCCCACACCGTTTAATTCGGCGATACGGCTCAGGTACTGGTTGAACTGGAAACGGGTCTCTTTACGCATGGGTTTTTATTCCTGTTTTAAAAATAGGTGCGGCTCTGGATCAGTGCTGATTTAAACGCGTGATTCAGCAGTCGGTCAGCGACTGAGACGCGCCGTCACCGCCGGTGCTTAATGTGCGGCGCTTCTGAGTCCTGCTCTCGGTGTTGTCCAGAGTATTCGTCAGGGCGCTGAATCTCTGGCTGGTTGCGGTGACCTGTTCGGTCACGGTTTTTTTGAGCCCGGCAATTTCAGCCTCAAGCTTGCCGAAACGCGTGTCGGCATCGTCGCCGGACTGCTGGACACGCTCGGCAATGACCGTCACCGCCTCATGCACATCGTTAAAACGTGCGTCGTCGCTGGCCTGTTTGCGGCTGAAAATGTTTTTTACCGAGTCGGTAATTTTGTTGAGCAGGGTGTCCGGGACCTCTTCAAACTCCAGCTCGGCCAGGGTGGCGACAGAGAAGAGGTTTTCAGGACTGGCCTTGAAGCGGTTGAGCGGGTTGTGTTTTGCATTTCGGCAGAACCGGAGATATTCAGTACCAAGGCTTGCCGGATCATCGGTCACCGCCAGACCAGCCAGATAGCATTTGCCGGTTTTGGCAAAATTTGGCTCAATTTCGATGGAGGTGTAAACCTTCTGCCCTTTGGCAACGATTTCGACCAGGTTATCAAGCGGGGCGATTTTGCCGTACAGCGCCAGCTTGCCATTCAGCGCGGAATCATCGTCGATGGTTTCGGCTTTCAGCTCCACCACGTCGCCGTAGCGTTGAAACTCGCCGGACGGCAGCAGGCCGCGAATGTGCTCAAGGTTGATACGACAGCCATAAACGCGAGGATCAAAGGTGTCTGCCATTTGCTGAATATCAACGGCGCTGATGTCGCGCCCGTCACAGGTATCGCCCTCAACAGCGAGACGGAAAAACTTAGAAACGACTTTCTTGGCCATGTTCAGGAGTCCTGATTGTGGGTGATGGGTTAGGGCTTAGTTTCCCGACTCCGACCCACGCCAGCCACCCGTTAAGGAAGTGCAACGCCTGACACAACAGGGGCTTAGCGAATAAGCCCACCCGTTTCTTTAGCCTTGCCCGGGTATTAACAACGGCGAGGCATTCATGACCATCACGACCGACACATCCATCCTCAGCGACCCGCGACGGCAGGCGGCGCTTTTGTACTGGCAGGGGTTTTCCGTGCCGCAAATCGCAGAAATGCTGCAAACTAAACGCCCCACGGTGCAGAGCTGGAAACAGCGTGACCAGTGGGAGGAAACCGCACCGCTAAACCGGGTTGAAAGCACGCTTGAAGCGCGGCTGATTCAGCTTTATGCGAAGTCCGACCTGAGTGCGCACGACTTTAAAGTCGCTGACTTTCTCGCGCGGCAAATGGAGCGGCTGGCGCGCGTGAACCGGTACGGCCAGACGGGGAACGAGGCTGATTTAAATCCGAACGTGGCGAACCGCAACAAAGGGGATCGCAGGAAGCCGAAAAAGAACCATTTCAGCGAAGAAGCGATAGCGAAACTGGAGGAACTCTTTTTCGACCAGTCTTTCGGGTACCAGTCAGAGTGGTACAGAGCAGGGCTGGCGCACCGTATTCGCGATATTCTCAAATCCCGCCAGATTGGTGCGACGTTCTATTTCGCACGTGAGGCCCTGCTACATGCGCTAAAAACCGGCCACAATCAGATTTTCCTTTCGGCCAGTAAAACGCAGGCGTATGTGTTCCGCGAATACATCATCCAGTTTGCGCGACAGGTCGAGGTTGACCTGAGCGGTGACCCGATTGTCATCGGTAACAACGGTGCAAAACTGATTTTTCTTGGCACCAACTCAAACACTGCACAGAGTCATAACGGCGACCTGTATGTCGACGAGATTTTCTGGATCCCGAACTTCCAGCGGCTACGCAAAGTCGCCTCGGGCATGGCCTCTCAAAAGCACCTGCGCACGACCTATTTTTCGACCCCCTCCTCTCTCGGTCACGGCGCCTACCCGTTCTGGTCAGGGGAGCTTTACAACAGAGGGCGCGCCAGCGCCAGTGAGCGCGTGGAGATTGATATCAGCCATACCGCGTTAGCGCGGGGTGTCGCCTGCGCCGACGGGCAGTGGCGGCAGATTGTCACCATTGAGGATGCGCTCGCCGGGGGCTGTACCCTGTTTGACCTGGACACCCTTAAACGCGAAAACAGCGCTGACGATTTTCGCAATCTGTTTATGTGCGAGTTTGTCGACGACAAAGCGTCAGTGTTTCCGTTCGAAGAGCTGCAGCGCTGCATGGTCGACAGTATGGAAGAGTGGGAGGATGTTGAGCTGTTCGCCGACCGGCCATTTGGTCACCGTGTGGTGTGGATTGGCTACGATCCGTCACTGCGCGGGGACAGCGCCGGTTGCGTGGTCATCGCGCCGCCGGTTGTCGCCGGGGGGAAATTCCGCATTCTTGAGCGCCACCAGTGGAAGGGCATGGACTTTGCCACACAGGCTGAGTCAATCCGCACACTCACGCAAAAATATAACGTGGAATACATCGGCATTGACGCCACCGGCCTAGGCCAGGGTGTTTATCAGCTCGTGCGCTCGTTCTACCCGGCAGCGCGTGAAATTCGCTACACGCCCGAAATGAAAACCGCGATGGTGCTCAAGGCAAAAGACACCATTCGCCGTGGCTGTCTGGAATACGACGTCGGCGCGACCGACATCACGCAGTCGTTTATGTCCATCCGCAAGACCATGACCAGCAGCGGGCGCAGCTCCACGTATGAAGCCAGCCGCACCGAAGAGGCAAGCCACGCCGATTTAGCCTGGGCAACTATGCACGTATTAATCAACGAGCCACTGACCGCCGCCAGTGGCCAGCCATCATCCTCAATTCTGGAGTTTTACTGATGCGCTATGAATTTACCGGCCTGCAGGCCGCAACATTAAAAATCATGCTGGACAATATGGGCTTTGAATATCAACGTCGCTGGTATCTCTCTTCGCAACGCACCCGCCATATCACGAAAACCCGTCAGTGCGGGGCAGACTGGTATTTTTCGCTTGAGGCTCTGATTGATGCGATTGAAACCGGGCGTAATCAATATTTTCTCGCGCCCGGCGAATCACTGGCACCGGCACAAAATCAGCGCCAAATCATTCAGTTTGCTGCGCTGGCTGGCACAAATATAAATCCTGACGATACCGTTATTCAGCTATCAAATGGTGCAGAAATTCGCTTTTGTGGTGATGACTGTCTTTTTGCCGCGTGCAGCGGCAACGCTTATGTCAGTGAATACGCATGGTCTGAAAATCCGGGCAGGTTGTTCAACATTGCAAAAGGAATTTCAGCGCATAAAGATGCTCGCTTTACTGCGTACACCACGCCATCACCCAATGATGAGGCATACGCGCTATGGGCTAAAGAATCCCCGGCACATCAACAACGCCTTTCTGCTGAGGATGCGTTCCGGCAGGGCTGCAGCATTCTCGACCTCCCGAAAATCAAAGCTGAATTATCACAGGACGATTTTGATTTATGTTTCATGGCCATCTGGCCACAGGAAAAAAATAAGGTGACCAGATGAGTAAGCGAAACAAACGCCAGCGCCCGACGAAAGCGCAACAGCACACCGCTGCCCCTTCCCGGAGTATGGAGGCATTTACCTTCGGGGAGCCAACAGCGGTACTGGATCGCCGCGAAATCCTCGACTATCTGGAATGCGCCAGTAATGGCAAATGGTACGAGCCGCCGGTGAGTTTTTCTGGCCTGGCAAAAACGATGCGCGCCGCTGTGCACCACAGTTCACCGATTTACGTTAAGCGTAATATTCTGGTGTCAACGTACATCCCGCACCCGAAGCTGTCGAGTCAGGATTTTAGCCGCCTTGTGCTGGATTTTCTGGTGTTCGGGAATGGTTTTCTGGAAGAGCGGCAGAGCATCACCAACAAGGCGCTGCGCTTTGAGACGTCACCGGCCAAATACACCCGGCGTGGCGTGGCAGAGGATACCTACTGGTTTTTGCAGGACTTCAACAAACCGCACCAGTACACCCCCGGCACGGTGTTTCACCTGATGGAGCCTGATATTAATCAGGAGCTCTACGGGATGCCGGAATACCTCAGCGCATTAAATTCAGCCTGGCTGAATGAGTCGGCGACGCTGTTCCGTCGCAAGTATTACCAGAACGGCGCGCACGCGGGTTACATCATGTATGTGACCGACGCGGCACAGAGTAGCACCGACGTTGAAGCTCTGCGCCGGGCGATGCGTGATTCGAAAGGGCTCAACAATTTTAAAAACCTGTTTTTCTACGCGCCGAACGGAAAAGCGGACGGCATTAAAATCGTTCCGCTCAGCGAAGTGGCAACCAAAGATGATTTTTTCAATATCAAAAAAGTCAGCGCTACCGACCTGCTTGACGCGCACCGGATCCCATTCCAGTTGATGGGGGGAAAACCCGAGAACATTGGCTCCATGGGTAATATTGAGAAGGTGGCAAAGGTTTTTGTGCGTAACGAACTGACCCCATTGCAGGCGCGCTTTATGGAGCTTAACGAGTGGGCGGGGGAGGATATCATCAGATTCAAAAAATACTCGCTTGAGGACGATTAACCCCTCCATCACAGCCGCCTGCGGGCGGCATTTTTACACCGCCCCTCAGACCGCCAACCCCCACACACCGCCCGCACACAATTCAACGCCGCAGTGCCGCGTTCAGGCCGAATAAATAATAATTAAATACCTGCCTCAGCGCGCAATGCTTTCCCCGCCACGCCTGCCCGCTTTATGGGTGGGTTTTAATGCAGTTGCATGAGCAGGCCGGAGGCGCGCCAGCACTGGTGCGGTTGGTCTCAGAGTTAATTCAGAAGCGCATGCGAATACATGCAGGTAATGCAGGCAGAGCTTTGAATCTCATTAAAGCGCTTCTATTTCACTTCGTAATAAATATTTTTTTCCTGATCCAGCCCTCTATTACCGCTATCAGCGAGGTCGGCAATAATACTCATCGCTAACTTCAAATCCGCCGGTTTGCAGTTCGCAATTAATGACACTTCAGCAATGAATTGCACGCAGGCCAACCTATGTTGAGTTTTGCGGTATTGCTCCTTAATCAT